AAGATTGTTGCAAACTCCATGACATTAACCTCAGAGGCTTTGATGCCAATCATTGAGCAAATCATGTTGACGTTATTTGCAACGACATCTTCCTCGTTGTCTGAGAAGGGCGCAATGTGCTTTAAGTAGTATTTGTAATCTATTTCATGCCAACCTGCAGGAAGCTTGACTGATTGCACGCCGTCTAGGGTCGTGATTTCTAAATTGAACATATTTAAAGATAATCCACAAAAACGCCCAAAATGCCCGTGTTGGTTTTTTGTTTATATGTCGCTATATTAGGCGCTGTATTTCTTTACTTAATTATTTCAATATGAAACCAAATGAATTTGCGCAAGGAGCAGAGCGTTATCTCTCCGACTTTATTTCGCCAGCGGGAGCTTGGGAAAATTTATTTTATTTCCACACTCTGCGGCGACCTTCTTATCTAGAGCTCTATAAAAATGCAGACTTAAAGCCTCGCATTGGTGAGCCTGTCAATGTCGTTGTAAAGCTTGGAGCTTTTGATGTGGTCAAGGTGTACGTCGAATGTGACGGCATTGTTTACGATTGTCGTGAAGGTTACATTGAGATGTCAGACGCCTGTGCATTTGCTGAATCGCTTATCTCAAAATACAGCGAGAAAATTGTCGACCAATATGACGCAAAAACCATTGCTTCAGGCACAAAGCTTTTTGACTATGTTAATGATGATTTATACATCGAGCTAGCTGACGAGAATTATGATATTTATCAAGTGTTGTTTACCAATGACGACCCTGACCAAGAGGCGGCTGAGTGGTATGTCGCTCACGTATGCAAAAATGATTTTCGTGAGTGGTTTGAGAAAAGCGGATTTTGCGAGGAAGCTGTCCGCGATTACAACGACCCAAGACTTTCTCACGGTCACGGTCAAGAGCTTTTGATTTGGGGATTTGATGAAATGGTCCGCGATGGCTTAGACCAATTTTATTTGACAAAATATTTGAAACACGCTAAATCTTTATAAATATGAATCACCTACAGGAAACAGAATACAGACTAAGACAAGGCAGAGCTTCTTACATGCTTTTTGAATGGATAGAAAAATGTGAGCCTGACGTTTACGACTTTGCTGAAATAGTCAACGAGGTCATGGATGAGTTCTACAGAGACGAGGACTCAAAACGACGCTTTAACAAGTTGGCGCATCAGCCTCTTGACCTCATTGTCAATGACTGCCATCCAACAACCCGAATGATTGCTGACGCTTTGCAGCCCTCTGTCGATGTCAATCAATTTGCAAAGCACATTGCCGAAGTTCTGCGCAATGAATACGGAGGGCAAAATTTTAAACCTTTTATTTCTTCACTCTTAAATGAATTACTTGATGACACTACTCGATAAACTAAGCCCTACAAAGGTGAATCTTTTGATGTCTAAACGACACACAAGACCCTCTCATTACGAGCGGGCAATGGTATCCCTTACAAATCATGATAATGTCTTTCAGCTGACCGTTGGCGAGGCGATAAACATTATAGACATGTGTGAGCTCGACGAGTGTGCGAGCGGATTATTTGACCTTTATAAATATTTTAAAAATGACTAGCTACGAAATTTTAAGACAGCCCATTCAGCCAAATGAAATTGAATGGAGAGTACAAAGCGCGAAAGGCGGAAAGACGACCATCGTGCCATACATTCAAAGCCGCGCGGTTATGAATCGCCTTGATGAGGCTTTTGGTCCTGAGAATTGGCAGGACAGCTACAGAGAATGGAAAGGGAAAGGCGTGATGTGCACGCTCTCAATAAGGCATGACGGCGAATGGATAAGCAAAGAAGACGGAGCAGACGACACCGCCATTGAATCGACTAAGGGCGGAATATCTGACGCACTGAAAAGGGCGGCTGTAAAAATTGGCGTCGCCCGAGATTTGTATGATTATCCCCTTGTTCAACTTGAGGGAGAAATGCGCTTTGTCCCTCGTGAGATACGCGGTCGACTTGATGAAATGACTCGCATGATTAACGACGGTCAATTCACTCAGCAATATGTCTTAATACGTGAGAAATGAGTTGGGAGTTTGAGACATACGACACATTTAACGACCTGTTAAAAAGTCAAGAGGAAGCGCGTCAGATTAAATTTAATCAGCTCATGCACCTTGAAAGACTGCTTGCAACGTCTAGCTATTCAGACGAGCAAGTCACGGCGATCCTTGAGAAAGCAGAGTCTGACCAAGTGGACATGATGGAGAGGCTTGTCTTAATTAATAAGGCAAAACAAAACCAACTTGACCCAATTCGAGACATGGACAATTACTCATCTACACAAGCCGCAAAACGTGCCGCAGCTCGAGGTAATTTACATTGACGGCAAGCTTGTGCCAATGAGCGACGACCACAACCTGAAGCCTTCAAAGGTTTACTGTGTGAGTTTTAAGCCAATAAGAAACCCTCGTTTTCACAGGAAGTTTTTTAGAATGCTGAAGGTCGTCGTTGACAATATGCCTGAAGCGTATGCAGTGCGCTTTGGAGACGTGGAGCGTCTGAGAAAAGAAATTCTCATTCAGACAGGCAGGTTTGAGACGCACACAACAATCAATGGGACTGAAATGATTTTTCCGAAGTCAATCAGTTTTGCAGAAATGGACGGGGATGCATTTGAAGCCCTATATTCGGACGCGCTTAAACTATGCGCACAGTATTTTTTGAAATGCTCAGAGGAGCAACTTGACAACTTTATTAATGAATTTTTATGAAAACAGAAAAACTTTTTGAAATAATTGAGAAAACCTTCGGCTGCGATAAGGTGCTGCTGAGAAGCAAATCAAGGAAGGCAACCATTGTTGAGATACGGCAATTTTTTGCGGCTTATACTAGAAATGAGCTAAACATGTATTTGACTGACATTGGCAAGCTTTTAAATCGTGACCATAGCACCGTCGTAAACATGCTTAAAAATCACGTTAACCTCATGGAATACGATAATAGCTATTACGACAAATGGATGAGCTTTCTTCTGGAAATTCAGAAGCATAAGTATTTGTACTCTCACGATTATCAAGCGAACAAAATACTTGAGGAAATTGAGGCTCAAAAGTTCTACGGTGCAAAAATTAACATAATCAAAAAACTCTTGACAAATGGCTCTAAAATGGTTTAAATTTTATCCGCAGAGATGGATAACAGGACGCATTATGCTAGAAACAGATGCAACGCAAGGCGCGTTTTTAAAAAGCTGCATGTTGCTCTTCACAAGAGAGGGCGATGTTGACGAGGAATATCTTCGAGAGTTTATAAAAAACGACAGAGCTGTCGACCGTCTAATCAAGCGCGGATTTATACAAATAGAAAACGACACTGTCTTTATTGAATGGATTGCTGAAGAAATAGATGGCGCTTTAAATCGCAGCCAATCAGCAAAGCAAAACGCCAGCAAGCGATGGGACGGCAAAGCGACAGCAATGCGACCGCATAGCGGCGGCAATGCTAACATAAAAGAAGAGAATACAACAGTATTTAGGAAGCCGACAAAGGACCAAGTGGTCAAGTACTTTGAAGAGAACAACAAAAGCAAAGACGACGGCATCCGCTTTTTTCTTTATTACGAGTCGCAGGGGTGGGTGAAGTCAAACGGGCTGAAGATGAAAAATTGGAAGGCGACCTGTCAAACTTGGTGGCGGAAAGAGGACAAAGAAAAGCCAAAATTTAACATCATAAAATGAGAGAGGAAAGAATTGAGGAGATTGTACTAGGTGCAATCCTTCTTGAAAAGGATGCTTTTCACATTGTCTCAAACATTTTAGACGTTGAATGTTTTACAGGTTGGCACTCTGACGTATATCAGTCAGTTGTTGACGTTAGCGCTCAAGGCAAACCTGTCGACCTTCTTACCGTATGCGACAACCTTAAAGAGAAGAGGTCAAACATTAAGCCTTATGAGGTTGCTTCGCTTACAAATAAAGTCGCCAGCACGGCAAATATTGAAGCTCATGCTTGGATTTTGAAAAACAAATCTGTCAAGTCTCAGCTTAACATGTTGGGGCTTATGATTGCGCAAGAGACAGAAAAGGACAATGTCACAGTCACAGAGATAATTGACAAAGTTCAAGAGCGATTTAACAAGATAACGCTTTCAAGGGAGGTTGTAAAGCCTGAGATGTTAAGAGAGATAATCACAAGAGAGCTTGCAGAAAGAGCCAACAGGAAAGGCGGCACTTTAGGCACTCCGACAGGGCTGTCTTTTTACGACAAAGTTATCGGCGGCTTGTATTGCGGGGTTCATGTCATTGGTGCGCGCCCTGCAATGGGAAAAACTGCTTTTGCTGTGTCTGTTGCTGTTAATGCTTGCAATCACATGCCTGTCTGCTTTTGGAGCGGAGAAATGACAAGAGACAAGATTGCTTTGAGAATTGAATCCTACCTGACAGGCATACCGACCGAGAGACTGAGACTGCAAAAAATCAATGACTCGGAGCGAAATATTTACAATGGATCGCACTCTAAAATGATGGATTTAAACATTGAGATTGACGACACTCCAAGCCTTAAATTTTCAGAGCTTCGCATCAAGTGTTTAAAGTGGCAAGCAAAGCACGGTCAGTTCATTTTGGTCCTCGACTATCTCGGGTTACTAGATGACGGCGGTGACGAGTATCGAGGAGTGACTCAAAACTCTAAGCAAATTCACGCCCTAGCAAACGAGTTGCAAATACCGATTTTATTGCTGCATCAATTAAGCAGAAACGTCGAGCAACGAGCTGACAGGATGCCGCAGCTTTCTGACTTGCGAGGGTCAGGAGGTATTGAGCAGGATGCTGACACGGTAACCTTTTTGTATCGCCCTGAATATTACGACTTAAATGTCGACCCAATAACAGGCGCAGAGGTTGAGCATGAAAAGGCTTACGCTTTAGTAAGAAAAAACCGCGAAGGAATTACAGGCGAGATTGAGCTGCGCTTTGTTGGTCAAGCTTCTAGGTACGAAGATTGGCATGTTGAAAATTATCAGCACACCCCTTTTTAAATACTATATTTTAGGCACATGACTGATTTATCTTATGAGACGCTGGCGGAAGGCTATTTGCACAAATTCGAAAAGCGCGTCTGTGATTACCTAGTAAATGGAAATATTAACGCGCTGCGAGAAGCTCATGACGAGATATTTGCGCTAGAAGTAGATAAAAATTTTTTTGAATGGTCACGGCTTGAGGATTACATCAAGCTTGTCGGTGAATTGCTTTACGCATTTGACGAGGACAATCAAAAGATACTCCGAATGAAGCAGGCGCAGCTGCTTAAATTTTGGAACAATGTATAAATACAGCGAGAAGAAAAACACCTTGACCTGTGACTGTGGTAAATGGAAAATAAACACAACAGAGAAAGGTGTCAAGATATGTGACTGCGGCAAGTACACTTTCACTTACGCAACACGACCCCATAAATGCGGATGCAGGGGCAAATTTGAAGACGTGAAAAGCGTCGCTTATGATAAAATAAAGGATTACTTATAATGAATAAACAACTGATTTTAGGACGGGTGGGACAACAGCCCGAGATTGTCGAAGCATCGACAACGATTTGCAAGTTTAGCGTCGCAACCTCTGAGCGTTGGACTAAGAATGGAGAAAAGCAAGAGCGCACTGATTGGCATAATGTCGTAAGCTATGGCAAGACCGCCGAAGTGCTTCACAAATACGTCAACAAAGGCGACCAAATTTATATCGAAGGAAAGACTCGACATCGTAAATACCAAGACAAAAACGGAATCGACCGATATGCTGTTGATGTGGAGGTTGTCAATTTTGAATTTATCAGCAGCAAGGCAAAGGCTGAAGAGCCAACGCAAGACTCAGGCTATAACGACAAATTACCTTTCTGATGGGATTGCGCACAAAAGTCAAGGATTCAATACCTCAGGACGTCAGTCACGCCCTAATCGTTTGCATAAATGACAAGGGCTTAGTCACGGCAGGAATGCACGGCAATGCGCAAAAGTGCGCGGAGGGTCTGCTTGCCTTAATGAAAAATGACGAAGCTGTCGCGGCAGTGTTGTCGGCAGTTGTTTCAACGTATGCAAAATCAGAAGCAGCTGTTTGAGTTTGTTTGGAGCACTCGCGACCATTTCAGCGAAGTGTCAGGGAAGCCTCTGCTTCCTCGTCATGATTACCGTTGGCATTGGCAATTTGCTCACGTATTAAGCAAAGGCGCATTTCCTAAATACAGGCTAAACCCTGACAATATCATGTTAATGCTGCCAGAAGAGCACGAAAAACAAGAAAGCTTTCCTGTGTTTCAAGAGCGTCATGAATCTCTCAAACTTAGATATCACACAGAGGCATGAAAGTCACGTCAGACAGATATAATTATTGCAGAGAAAACGGCAACAAAACGGAACAGCTTTTCATGGATCGCGTGCAAAAATTGGGGCTTAAATACCGCAAAGCAAGCGAGACTGAAGACATGTATTGGCATATTGACTGCTATGTCAACGGGCACGGTGTAGACGTTAAAGGAGACAGATACAAGACGACAATTTGGCTTGAGATGCAAAACGTCAGAGGAGAGGACGGATGGCTCAAGGGTCGGGCAAAATACATTGCAATGTATATTGTTGACCTTGACATCTTCAGCATTTACAACCGCGAGGATTTGCTTAAATATGTTGAAGAAAATGTCACACGACACACCGACAGCAAGCGCCCTTATCATATGTTTTACAGCCGCACAAAATGGGGTAAAAAGGACATAGTCACTAAAGTCCGATATCAAGACATTAAACATCTAGAATTAAAAGCCATATGAGACACGGCAGCTTATTCTCAGGCATTGGCGGCTTTGATTTAGCTGCAAAGTGGATGCGCTGGCGTAATGTGTTTCATTGCGAAATAGAGGACTTCCCGCGCAAGGTTTTAGAATATCATTTCCCTGAATCAATTAGTTATGGAGACATCAAGCAAACAGATTTCACTATTCACAGAGGACAAATCGACGTCCTCACAGGAGGCTTCCCTTGTCAGCCATTCAGCTTTGCAGGGGAGAGAAAAGGCACAGCCGACGAAAGACATCTCTTTCCGTCAATGCTTCGAGCTGTGCGAGAAATACGCCCGAGATGGGTTGTATGTGAAAACGTTTACGGGCTTGTTGGTTGGGATGACGGAATGGTCTTCGAACAGGTGCAAACTGATTTGGAAAGCGAAGGTTACTCGGTTCAAGCGTATGTTCTTCCTTCTGCAGGTGTCGGAGCACCGCACCGACGGAATAGAGTTTGGTTTGTTGCTCACGCCTCGAGCGAGGGAGACAGTCGAAGACATGGACTTGTTCAAGAAGAGAATGGAGAAATACAGAAACGGGACAAGCGTGCCCAATCTAGCGACTCAAATACATCAAATGATGTTGCCAACTCCGACAGCGAGCTGCGCAAACACAGGCACAGACAAGAAGAGGCCGCCAAACCAACCAAAGAGGGAGTCAGAGCTCAATCATTTAGCAGCTCAAAACAATGGGAAACCTTCCCTACTGTCGCCGCTGTTTGTGGCGGAAATGATGGGCTTCCCAAAAGATTGGACGGTCTTACCGTTTCAAAATGGAGAACAGAATCAATAAAGGCTTACGGTAACGCGATTGTGCCGCAAGCTGTATTGCCAATATTTAAAGCAATAGAAAGATATGAAAGTAAGAATTGACATTGAATACAACGGAGAACACACGGCACTGTTTTGCAGAGGCACGGAAGTCAATGAGCTCAGTAAAATGATAAGAGGAGGGCGAGAGACGGGCTTCTTTTATGTTAACCCAAACGGGACAGTCGTGCTTATTGGCAGCGACGTCATAAACGGGGCAGTCATAACCGTAGGCGAAGAATGAGTCAAGTCGTATTTGTTGACGGATATGAAATCGCCTTGCTTGGTGTGATTGATGTTTGGGAAAATGCCCGAGCTGTTTATTCAAAGCAGGCAATGGTCAACATATTAGAACAGGAAGGCATGGATTACTGTGAAGCTTTGCAGCATTTAGAGTTTAATGTTTGGGGCGCATATATTGGAGAGCACACCCCTCTTTATGTCCATGACTTACACGGAAAAACACAGCAAGAAATAAGCGATTATTTGATTGATTTTTGAATGGATCGCCAGCATAAAAACTAAAAAAATGGTAGTACTATATAAAGGAAGCACAGGCGACAATGTGCGAATAATACAGGACGCTCTCGGGATTGAGACGGATGGAATTTTCGGACCAATCACAGAGCACTTTGTCAAGGAGTTCCAAAAAAACAAGGGGCTTTGGTCAGACGGTATTGTCGGACCTAAAACGTGGACAATGTTGCAACTTGCAACAACAGACAGACAGGAAGCAAAAGATGACCCAATTCATTTTGCAGACATTGACATTAATGAGCACTACCTGCCAGAAGGTGAATATCTAAACGGACCAACGAAGAAAGAGTATTTATTTATACATCACACGGCAGGTTGGCAAAACCCCTACAAATGCGTTAATAATTGGGCGAAAGACAACAGAGGACGCATTGCAACCGAGTTTGTGATTGGCGGACCGTCTATTTTCAATACAGACTTTCAGCATGACGGAGAGATTGTTAAGTGTTTACCTGACGGCGCTTACGCGTGGCATTTGGGTAAAAACGGAAATCAAGAAATGCACACGAAAAGCGTCGGGATTGAGGTCTGCAATTTTAGCTATCTAGATAGTAATAATAAGTGTTACGCAGGGCACGTTGTCCATGAGGACCAAACTGTCACCCTAGCGAAGCCATTTAAAAACAAACAAAAGTGGCACAGATACAGCGACAAGCAGCTCAACAGTCTCAAGCACTTGATTCTATTTATTGCTAACCGTGACAGCATAGACGTGCGCAGCGGATTGCCGTCCTTAATTAAAGAGAAAGGCGCAGCTGCTTTTGAATGGAATCCTGACGCATACTATGGACGCAAAGACAAGGGCGTCCTGTGGTCACATAGTAACTCTAATAAATGGAAGAGTGACATGTTTCCGCAACAGGAATTGATGGACATGTTGACCTCTCTCTAATGGATGAAATTTTAATTGTAATAGGAACAACTTTAATATTATGGCTTATTGTTATTCAATGGTGGTAATGCTCTTTGTAGCACTGACTGGCACAGCACAAATTCACAGCTCTCACGAGCATAGACCTGAGGAAGTAAGCCTGAATGTCAGCCCTATGTTTTATCCTGTTGACGGTGTTGTCGTCAGCGGTCACCATTACAGAAACGGACGGTTTCATCATGGGCTCGACATATCGCATAATAATAGAGACACAGTCAAAAGCTGTTGGCTTGGTCGTGTTAGATATGCGAAGACAGGATATAACGGCGGATATGGTTATCTCGTCATTGTGACCAATCTCAACGGGCTTGAAACTTATTACGCGCATTTGCGTGAGATTCTAGTCGAAGAGGGTGATTGGATTCCACAAGGGCATCCTGTCGGGATTGTTGGAAGCACAGGCAACTCACTCGGTCCTCATTTACATTTTGAGGTCAGATACAGAGGTCTGTCATTAAATCCTGACGACGTAATTGACAAGACAAGAATAAACTTAAAACGACACGGCAACATTTACCGAGTCACAAAATGACACAACATGGACCTAAAAAAGGAGGCACTTATCAAAGCTTATGCAAAAGCATTTGGCAATGTCAGCAAGGCATGCGAAGCGGCAGGCGTATCTCGTAAATCATTCTATAGATGGATGAAAAACGACGAGGAGTTCAAGGAGGCAATTGACTCTGTAATGGCTGACGATTTATTTGTGGACTTTGCAGAGGAGCATCTCGTTGAGAAGATACGGAAGGGAGACACTACGGCAATAATATTTGCACTCAAGACACGAGGCAAGAAGAGAGGTTATGTCGAGCGGCAAGAGATTGCCAACGAGCACAAGACTCAGCTCATTCTCAACCCTGTCAGCGAAGCCGTTGCAAAAGCCGTTGAGCTCAATTGAAACTCACTAGCTCATATCTAAAAATCGTTGAAGGTCTGCATGGATCGCGCATTTCAATTGTGCAAGGCGGGACGTCTGCAGGCAAGACTTACGCAATACTTCAGGCGCTAATTATTGGCGCATATAAGGAGACAATCACGGGGCTTGTGTCAATTGTATCTGAGTCACTGCCGCACCTCAAGAGAGGGGCAATGAGGGACTTCATAAACATCTTACAAAGCTGCGACCTTTACAGAGTAGCAAAGCACAACAGGACAGACCACACTTACAAAATAAACGGCACGACATTCGAGTTTTTCAGCGCTGACCAAGACGACAAGCTGCGAGGAGCTCGGAGAGATTATCTTTTCGTAAATGAGGCAAACAACATTTCTTTCCAAGCATGGAGTGAGCTGTTCATTCGGACGCGTAAGTGGTCAATCATTGACTTCAATCCTGTCTCTGAATTTTGGGCACACACTGAGCTGCTAGGTCACCCTGAGGAGGACTTCAGAAATAAGATTTCATTTGTCAAACTAAACTACACACACAACGAGGCACTCGACCAAACCACAATCGACAACATCGAAAGCAGGAAGCACGACAAAGATTGGTTTCAGGTTTTCGGACTCGGTGAAGTCGGTACGCCTTCGGGGGTCATTTTCCCTCCTTCAGTTTGGTCAATTTCTACTCTACCAGCAAGCGCAAGATACATTTGCTCGGGTATGGATTTCGGAGAATCTAACCCGACAACACTGATTGATTTATACACTCATGACGGGGTCGACTATTACGATGAAATACACTATGAGGCAGGCTTCGGATTTGAGAAGCTCATGTCAGTAATTAGGGCGGGCGATGTTCGGCGCATGGTTGTCGCTGACCCATCTCATGAGACTGTCATCAGACAACTAGGACAGCACGGTGTTCAAATCATGGGAGTCAAGAAATTCAGGGGGTCAGTTGACGGAGGTTTGGCAATGATGAAGGCAAAGCCTTTTGTCGTGACAAAGAGGTCTGTCAATTTAATAAAGGAGCTGAGAAATTATGTCTATGAAAGGACACGGTCGGGCATCATGCTAGATACACCTCGCAAATATCTAGACCATGCAATCGACGCGTCAAGATATGCGAAGCTTCACAGCTCGAGGTCTTTCAGTGTTGGCTAGTCGTCAAGCGTGCGACCAACCCAATAAAAAATCCCTAGTATCCAAACGGTGCAAATCGTAATGATGAAAATGCTTTCTAAATCCATAAGGTAAAGATAAAAAAAAAGCCCCTCCAAAACGGAGAGGCTCGAACAAAACAAATAATGATTTAACTGCTTGTGATGTCCTCGATTGCATCAATAGAATCCTGAATCATATCGACAATATCGTGCATGCTCTGAATCGCTTCATCTGACTTTTCAGCCCTTTCTGAGCTCTGCAAATTTTCAGGTATATTGTCAAAAACCTCCTCCTCTTCTTCCAAAATGTTCTCGATTTCGCTCATGACTAAATCAAGGGACTTGACAAGTTTGTTGAGTTTGTTTCTTCTAGCTGTGTTCATGATGTTTGAATTTATTAAGTAATGAGTGCAAGATAATGACAATATAGTTAAGTTCCAAGCATGCCCTCGCAATGCCCTCGCAATGCCGTCGTAATGCGCCCGCAATGCTAACAGAATATAATATAAGAGAACATAATAGTCAATGGATCGCCAGCAGAAAATGACTATATTTAAAGGAAAGAAATCAATGGCAATTAAGACACTATTCATACCGCTAGACCAAGCGGAAAGCACAGCACAAACACAAAACATAAAGGACAAATACGACCGCTTTCAAGAGAAGACAAAAAAGTTTGATTCTCGTCAGGTTAACAAAATGAACGAGGGAGAGGTTGCGGTCATTTCCACGCTAGACAATTATCTCAGTCGATACAATGCTAAGACAAACCCGAACGGCGGTTATTCAATTGTATCTGTCACGCCTGTCATGGGCACGGAGACGGAGAAAGTAGACAAAGACGAGCCAATGATGCCGCTTGTTCACACGACGGGCTTCATGGTGATTTTACATAAAGAGGGATAATGTCACACGGCTCACTTTCAAAAGTTAAGGCAAGACTTGAGCACGCCTTCAGCGCAAACGGTATTTCTTCCTATGGTTACATATGGGATGAGTCCGAGCTTAACAAGCTAGCTCATCAAGCTATGCCTTACTATGGGCTCATGCTTCAGTCGGCAAATATTGCTGACGTAGAGAACACCTCAGGGCAATATATAACGTACCAAGTTGTTTTGTTGTTGGCTGACAATCTACATCAAGCTGACCAAACCGTCACAGCTGCCAATCGTTGGGGCTATTGGTGGACCAAAATGAACAGCTTCGAAACGCTGACCTTTACTTTGTTGGACAATGTAAGCGACCACCCTGAGACACAGGTGACAGGTCCTCTTGAAATGCGTCATATCCCATACAGCTCGCAATTCAATTTGTGCGCTTTATACGTAACCTTCAACATTGACGTTGAAACAGATTTTTGTGTTCATGACGATGCTTAAAATTAACGCCGACAAAATAGCTCAGCTTGTAATCGGAGGCATCCGTGCAACCATGAATGAGAAGAAACGCAACGCGACAGGTCAAAGTGTTGCGTCTTTATATTCCGAATATGACGCGGACAGCTCGACGCTTTCTATTTATGGAGACGAGCACTGGCGGTTTATTGAGCGCGGCAGACCTGCGGGCGGAGAAAAGCCTCCATATGCAAGGATTCTTGAGTGGTGTATTGCGAAGGGCATACCAAAAGAAGCAGCGTGGGCAATACGTGCCAACATTGCAAAGTTTGGCTCTCCTCGCAAAATCGGAGGCACATCAATCGACCAAAGTAAACTCAATGTAATATCGGACACAATGGACGCACTAGAGCCTGACCTCATGAGAGAATTGAGCAAGCAGGCAGGTGCATCATTTGACGCAACAATCGGTAAAGAATGGCAATTACAATAACAGAACAACCAACGACAGACAAGTTTTTTTCTTCGGAGTATCCGCTGATAATTAAAGCGACCTCTGACAATGCGAGCATCAAATACTTAAAATTTCAATTTGAGGACACGCTGACAACGGGGCTTGATATCCCTGCATATTACGCGCCTGAAATAGATGACGAGTTCACCTTCAACGTGAGCGACTACATGAACAGCTACCTGTCAATTATTCGCGACGACCTTGTCAGCTTTGACGCAACGCCAACGGTGCACGTTTATAATAATCTCAGTCAGGACGTTGTGGTCAAAATCACAGAGATTGAAACCGACGGAACAACAGACGCGACGGCAACGACAAATGACTTTTTCATGTGCAAGTTTAAGCGTCAGCTTTACAACGCAAACGGCACAGCGGAGGAGTATATTGACAACCGTTATTTCCTGACAACCTTGCCCTATTCCAGAAGCACAGCACTCGGAGAGCCTGCATATTTTTACCACAGAGACGGGCGTCAGACGGTCAATGTCTTGACAGATTATTCACGAGCTTGCTTCTTTTGCCGTGCTGCAAACACTGACAACTTTGTCGCCATTGCATACGATGAAACAGGGTCTGAGATTGCACGGTGTCAAATTGATTTGTCTGTTTACAATCAAGATGAAATTTTAGGCATTCCAATGCGTATTGCAGACCTTCACACACTAAGCACAACAGGCGGAGAGTCGGGATGGGTTGACGGCGTCACACCTGTCGCAGTTCAAGACGTCATTGATGACCATGCTTATATAGACGCAACAATCACAGACCTGCAGGACCAAAGCACGGCTTACATGCGGTTTTACAATGCTGCTCTTTTAAATCTACAATGTCCGAAGACATTCATTTACATGAATCGCTTCGGGGTGCATGAGGTTCTCACACTAAGCACTAAAACAAACGAGTCTGTCGTCAGTAGTCGAGGTAATGCGACGCTTGTCAACACAGATTGGAAAGGTGCAAATGATAACGACTTGGGGGCGTATCTTTTGACGGGTGCACGACAGCGATCCATAAACCCCAAAAGTGAACAAGAATTCTTTGTAAGCAATGTCTTGCCTTACACTCCTGAACAGTCAAGGGAGGTCATGATTGACTTCTTTGCTTCGCCTGTTCATTACGTTGTCGATGTGGTTACGGATTACGGTACTGTTTACGACATTGAACACACTGACACAGGTTTCCATCGTGTCCGCAGGATTACAATAAACGACGGCAAGGCGGACATAATAAAAGCAGACCGTCCTCAAAAGCTTTCTTTCACTTACCGATATGCAGACGTATGACAACAGCGGAGTTAAAGATTATGTATCCAAAACTGAGAAAGGCGGACAACTATGTTTGCGTGACCTTTGACAACGATGACGAGGCGACCTTCTCAATGGACCTGACCTTTGACCAATGTGACGTCTTGGTCACTTGGTTAATTAATGAAATGGACAAAATGGACAAACTGCAATGAGAGCCGCACAGCTATACATAAAAGACACGGGAAAATACATTGAGCTCGGTCAGGGCGGTAACTTTCCTTTCACGTTAAGCAAGTCAATTGCAGAGATTGAAAACGTAAGCAAGCGCAACAAATCGCACAGCCTTACATTTAAAGTGCCAGCGACAGAGGACAACGTCGCCGCGCTAGGATATGCGCATATAATCGGCACAGACCTCGACGCTGTAAACGTATACAAAAAGCCCTGCTTTGTAATTGTAAACGGTAACGTCATTGAGGACGGATATGTCTACATATTAAAAGCAACAAGGGACAGGGAAGCGCTAGAGTTTGAATGTCAATTTGTGGGAGGCAACGAGTCTTGGGTTGTTGCTTTGCAGTCGCTTAAAATGTCAGACATTACAGTCAACACAAGCGGCACATCTCTCACGATAAACTACAACGACACAAATGTCCTTTCTCGAGTTCTAGCAGACCCGCGCACAATGCTAGACCCTTCATACATTTTTGTGAATCCGTACATGTACAAATTCAGCGACAGCGATGCGGACAATTACGACAGTACTGAGACTTATGAGGGCGTATCTCGAAAAGCAAAAGGCAAAGACTTTTGGGTTGCTTTCAGACTTGACTATCTTATTGACGCAATATTTGGAACAGCAACAAATCCTCTTGTCCAACAGGTTTACGGTTTTGACTCTTTCCAACTTGACAGCGACTTCCTGACTGACAACGCAACGCACGGCTTTTTTGATAATATTTATTACAGTGACCGAAGTCAAGACGACTATCCAAATGTAAGCTTCGGAGGGTCAGCTTCTAGTTGGGGCGCATTCCTTCCGACTGACGTCACCATGCTAGACTTCTTCATGAAGGTTTGCAAGACATTCAACTTGATTTTTAGCTTTGACGGCATCACCCTGAAAGTTGAGCCGCGTGAAGATTGGACCTCATGGAATGGCACAACTTACTCGGGTTTTTATTCAGGTGACATTGATTGGAGCGAGAAGGTTTCAACGCAGCAAGAAATCAAATACAAAACAAGCAACTATAAAAGACAGGTGCGTTTATCTTGGGGCGTTGACACTTATCCGATTGATGAAAATATGTATCCTTTTCTGAGCGATCTATCTGTAAGTCAGCCTGAAGTCAGATACATCATTGACCTCGACAGCAACAACGAGGAGGGCATCACAGACATAGAGCTGCCATTCAACACAAGCCCCTCAAAATTTTATCAAGCAAAGTTTGACCGCGTCAGAGTGCGCGGCTTTACAGGTCCTATAATTGAGGAAGAGCAAAACCAACCCGAAGCAATAACCTTTGACCCTGAAAACACTTATTCAAACCGCCTTTTCATTTTTAAGTCAGGCTCTGCTCCGATGGGCATGCCTCGACATAGTTCTGTTGTCAGCGGAGTCACAGGAAGATACACGGGCTTAGAGGCTTATCTTTATACTCCGACTTGGAGGCGTTGGATTTACAAGCAAGCTGACGGCACTCTCAGCACTCAACTCGGTTATCCTTTCATGTATAACTGCATGACAATAAACCCGTATGTCCACACTGATGAAACGCTTGCGCTTGGTGACGGGTCTTCTTTGTCTAGTATCGTGACAAAGGTGTCCGACTTTGACACAATTGAAAGCGTGGATGTCGCAGACGTAAGTGTCACAAGGCAGCCGTCAGACGCTACTGACTTAGGTCGACTTACTGACATAGCAAGCAATGACATAGACGACGTCAATCTCGGTATTTACAACGCGAATACTGTCACAATGGTAGACGGTATTTATGAAAGATTTTGGAAGACTACACTCGACAAACTTATCACAACTCGCACACTGGCGACTAAAGTACTTCTAAGCCGTAACGAGTTTGTTAATCTTGATATTTCGAAGTATTACACTTTAATGAATCAGCGCTTTATCATTAACAAGGTCAACAACTTTGACCCGACCCTCGACGAGCAAATGGTTGAGGTTGAGCTCATCGCTGTTGACTCATTCAGGTCGAGCAATGAAGTGACGCCTGTCGCAAACTTATTTCTTGACCAATATGGAGAGGATTGTGATGCAGCTTATTCTGTGCGTAAACTACGTGCTGATTACTCAGGTTCAGCATTTAGAGTTAGACGTACATCAGACGATACAGAGCAAGATATTGGCTTTAATTCAGATGGCAATCTTGATGAGTCGGCACTTACTACTTTTGTAGGTTCAAATGATGGTTACATTGTAAAGTGGTACGACCAAACTACCAACGGAAACGATGCAACACAAGCAACAACATCAAGACAGATGCGTGTTGTTAGTTCTGGAACAGTTGACAAGTTGGGCACTAAGGTTGCACCTATTTCAAATGCAACACGTGTACATTATGAAATGGACTCAGCCGTTTCTGTTACTCCTCCACAGACGTCCGTTGCGGTTATCAAGTCAAGTCTTACATCAGGAACAAATCACTTCATTGGAGAAGATTTATCAGGTACATACCGATTTAGCGGACACGATGACTTTTTGTTTTTAAATGGTGGCTCTTCTATTAGTGGCACAGGTATATCACAAGCACATATGATTGCAGTTGGTTTGGCTAATGGTGCGAGTTCTGAAATACGAGCAAACGGTTCACAGGAAGCA